TTCGTCAACTTCTTTCTTAGCACGTAGATCTTTTAGATCATCTGCTTCGATGTCACCGTCTTTATCTACGTCGAGATTCTTCTGGCCGCCTTTTAGTTCTTCAGCAACAGGAGCATCAAGCTCTCTCATTTTCTGGAATAGTTCGTTAAAGTTCATTTTGTTTTTCCTTTAGCAGAACCAATTGGACTTTTGCCGGCAACGGGTTTAGCTTGTTCTTGTGATTTTTCTTTAGGGGCTTTCTTTGCTAGGATAGCATCATTCACGCCTTTATACTGTGTAGGTTCTTTTCTAACTTTAGCTAGATCTTTTAAGAAATTGCTAATGCCTTTATCACCTACAGTATTTTGATTATTTTCTTTTTGGTAGTCTTGACTTAGTAACGGCTTAGCATCGTCTTCTTCTAAGTGTTCTGCATTTAGTTCTGCTTCTGCATCTTCAGCAGGACTACGCACTTTCATACGTTCTGCATGTAGGCCAGTTTGCTCTAACATGTAGCTTGCCAGTACTGCACTAGTAGTTGGGTACTCTAACTCAACATCAAAGATGCTAACTTGTGAGTTTTCCATTGTAGGAAAGTCTCTTAATTTAGCTTGTATAGGTGTAGTCTTAGTTTTAACAAACTTGCAGACTTGATATTTTTGTAAAGCATTTTCCATAACATCTTCGCAGTTCTCTGGAAGATCTCCGGCGATTTTAATTTTAAAAGAGTATTTCTTCTCTTCTTTGCTTTCCATTAAGTATTCTGTAAACGATTTCATAGATGTAATCCCGATGTATTATTTATTCATATTTTTTAGTTTTTCTAACAAACTATTGCGATCTGATACAATAACTCCAGACCCTGTGACATCTACACTATTGTCTTGTTGACCTGCATCTTGATCTAATTTCTGTTTCTTAAGCTGTAGCTCAATCATCTTTAATTTTTTATCAATTTTAGCTGCCTTAGCATCGATAGCATTTTTAAGCATGCCGCCTGCAACTTCAAATATACGACCTGAATAACGTGCCTCTACGTTCATACCTAAGTCCATAAGGTCATCGTATGCATCTGTTGCTCTCTGTGCTAGTGCATCAAATTCTTCATCACTAGCATCACCTAGACCTTTAACTGCGGGTAATGCGGCAGCAATCTTATCAAATTCACTCATGTCGCGAAGGAAGGGTTGTGCGACGTCTGCTGCCTTTTCCTTCTCAGCTTTTTTGATAGTCTTTTTGCTTTCAGGCAAGTTTAAGATTTCTTCAAGATTTTTCATAATATTACTTATCTTTTTCCGCCTTGGTGGAATAACTCTTGTTCAGTAAGTATTCTAAACTTAATACCTTGTCTAGCACACCATTCGTATGCTGCTCGCCATTTTACTTGATTCTTTGCGTACTGTAGTTGGTTGTTGCGATTCTTGCCAACTTTTTCTTTTAGGGTTTGATTTTGTGGTTTAACTTCAATAAGTTCTACTTGCATTTTTCCTTTAGCATCTGCATACTGTATGAAAAAATCAGGTACATATACTGTACCACGGCCGGTGAATGGATCCTTATAAGGGATCTTAACAGCTTCACTGGCCCATTTCATTATGCGAGGATCTTGATCACAGAATCGCATAAAGTGCCATTCCCAACTGCTGCGGTATGTAGGCGTTCTGTTTCCTACATACTTGTCTGGGTTGACTAATGTATATTTTCCCTGTGCAAATCGACTCATTGGCGGATATTTCTGCTTTCAACAGTTTCTGCTGTGATGATAGTTTTAAATCCCAATGATGAACTGCGATCTCTATATACATTCAACACTTCAGTAACAACATTACTTAATTGAGTACCAGTAAGACCTTTAAGTGTGTCAACTAATTTAAAAGGGCTCACGTTTTCTATTCTTGCTTGATTCAATAACACAATAGAAGTACTACGGGCAGCAGTTTCGTCAAATCCTCGTTTTAAAAAGAATCCGACTACTGCATCAATTTGATTTGATGGAAAGGTGATCTGATGTAGGAAATATTTGTCAAAAAAGTTTCGCACTTCTTCGGCGCTATCAGAAGTTGTCGATGAAGGTAAATTACTAGCCATTATGGAGATCCAGTTACGTTTCTAAGTGTTCCTTTAGTAGGAGCATTGTTTGAGTTATTTACTGGAAATGAAATATTGTTTAACGAACCCTGACCAACTGTCGGAGGTGCAGTAAATGAAACTTTTACTGCCGGATTACTCGTTGTACTATTATTTAAAGATTTAGTGTTATTATAGTTGTCTATTGTAGTTAGAGTTTTTCCGGTCATACTAAATGTATTTTCCGGAGTAGGGCTACTTGTTTTAGTACCAAATACCTGTTCAGCACCTGTTCTTACTCCGCTTGTTCCTGAGACTGCTGTAAAGCTCGGTCCGCCGCCTAGTGTCAATGGACTTGGTGTGGAGTCATAATGCGAAGTGCCAAAACCAGGAGGACTACCTGCGCCTGCTGCACCTGAATCATATACTACTGCTTCATAAGCAACGGTCATTGTATGTTCCGCACCTTCGCTTTGAGAGTAGTTCATAGTATCGTGATTCCACCCTACAATAATTGGATTAATTAGTTTATAGCCTGCCCACTGTCTTTTAGCAAAGGTGTGTACTTTGATAAAACTTAAAAAAGATTTAACTGGTTCATTTTCTAAACCATAAAAAGACATTGGAGGACCTAATGACTTACCGTATAATCCTTTGTCAGCTGCCTTACTATCACTGAAATAATAAGCGTAATAGCTTTGCCAGAGGCTTCTAACAGTACTAGAATTATCGTCATGAAATTTAATTGTAATAGGTTGATATGTTATACTAGTTTGTATTACACGTTTCCTATTGTATTGATGTGCAACTTCGTTGTTTATCTGAAACTTAGGAAGGTCAACACTCTTAACTAACATGTTAAGATCCGGACCGCAACCTTGACCACTAAACTGCACATGATATTGAAACTTTGAGCGTGGTGCTAATGCAAAATCGCCATCCACAAACATGCGAGCGGCGTGCTTATAATCGCCGAGGCCTTTTCCGCCTGTGTTATTAAATTGTCCGCTGGATTTACTAGTCATACAATATTTATCCAACCCAATAAACTGAGTAGATAATGATTAACCAAAAAAAAGCAGCCGAAGCTGCTTTTTTATGTTGCTTAGATTGCGCCGCCTGGGCCAGTTGCCTGTGTACCAGTTGTACGTGCTACAGTAGCACCAATACCTGCGCCACTAGGAATCTGTAAACAGTTATCTGGCTGGATTGACAAGTCAATTTGCATTGGTGTCTGTTCAGCGTAACTCATAGACTGATAGTTAGCACTTACGATGTAGCATCCGTAGCATTCCCATGTTTCTAAAACATTCGGAGTACTTGCGCCGTTACCACCGTCAAGTACTTCGATACGTAATGTAAACTTGTAATCAACTGCTGACGCTGCTGATGCTTGTTCAAAGAAGTCAAACTGCTTTTGCATCTGCTCGCCTACTAGTTTGCTAACGTTACCAGTTACGTCATCACGTAAGCTGATTGCCATTGGTGCCCAAGTGTGCTTGCCTGCGTAGTTAATAGTACTGTTGTAGATCTCAATCTTTTGAGCTGCAAACGATACGTTTGGCTTAGCAGCAGAAATAACTTGTTTAGTAAGTTCTGTTGTTGGAGTTGATACCCCGAAGTTTTCAAACATCACTCTAAAGCGATATTTTAGCTTCGGCATCAACATGCCTTGTGTGCTAGATGATTGGTCACTAGCCAAAGGCACTGTAAATCTTGATAATGTTGCGATTGCCATGTTATTCTTCCTTTAAATTATAGACCTGCGATCTCGCCAGTGTTCTTCAAGCGTAGTGGAATGTAGATAAACTCAACTGCTTTAACTGGTTCAATAGCAATGTCAATCCATAGCTCGTTTCTATCAATTCTGCTTGGAGTGTTGTTGCTTTCGTCACAAACTACCAAGTAGTCATATAGAGCACGTTGTCCTACTAGTTCTAATAGTAAAGATTCTACAGCACCCTTGATTTCATCACGTGTGATCTTATCGTTAGGTTCAAAGATGTATGGCTTAGCTAGTTGGTT